TAAGCTTATTGAGCTGGATAAAGAGAAGGAGGCTGACAATGACAGAAAATCAGCTAAATAAGCTTAAGAATAGACTCCTTAACGTCCAGAACCAACTAGCTGGAGCCGGGGTTATCTTATCAAAGGGTGAGCCGTTTATTAACTCCAAGATCCAGGACGCTTGTAAGCTTATCAATGAAGCATTTAAGATGTGCGATACTATCAAGACGTGCGAAGATCCTCCGCAGCCTAGCAAAAAACGCAAACAGAGCTATTCTTATCTGACGCCACACGTTGAAATAATCCACCGAAAGGAAGCACCAACATACAACAGACTATGCCGGAACTATAGCGAGATCCGCAACCGTAAGAACGAAGTAATAGAGCGCACCTGTGTTGTTGGAATGGATATGTGTTATTGCAGTAAGAATTGTGCCTATGCGACTAATAACGTTTGTTCCACCAGGGATGATGGACGGATAGGGGGTAAATGGAGATGACGATTGAGGAAATTATAGGAGAGCTAGAAAGTACAAAAGATTATCCAGCAAGTGACCCAGCAAGTGATGAAGCATTAGCGGGTGCAATAAAAATTATTCACAAGTATCAGAAGATAGAGCAGATTGTATCTGATTTCAGAGAGTATCAAAAAGGTGTTTCATGTGGCTTTGGCGGTGAGGTATATATGCAGATGGTTAGTGAGGTGGTAGAAGATGGGAATGACGATTGATACTGTGACTAAATGGCTAGGCATTATAAGAGCAAATTTGAAAGTATTTCCTGAAGTGGGAAGTGACAAAAAGATAGAATCTTTAGATACGGCAATATCCTATCTCAAGGATTTGGAAATGTACCAACTTGACTACGAAGCACGATTAAAGGCTGATATGGTGGCTATGCTTACAGAGATACAGATGGAGATTGAGGAAAAAGCTGACGAAATTAGCTTTTTATCTGAGGATTTTCATGGAAAACGCATAGATTTATCTTTAGCCAATACAATTATTCAAGAGAAAATCAATGCTCTAAAGGCAGATAAGGAGTGATAAGGAATGAGAAAGGATAATTTAAAAGGCAGATGCCCAATCTGTGAGTATTTATTTGATGATTGCCAATGTTATTATGCAGGGTCAGCACATCCCGACAGGTCAGCAAGAGCAAGTGTTGTATTTGACCATATATATCTGTTTGACAGAGAACAAATAAAGCATATTAGAAAGGTACAACATCATTGGCAAATATCATACGCTGACAGCGAAAAGAATCAAATATTAAAAGAATTAGAAATGCAGACAGGAGCAATTGAATGATAATTAGAGAAATTATTTAGATGCGGAGGCAGAAAGCGAGGATAACAAATGACACAGAAGATAACAATTGATGGCGATAACTGTTATGTAGAACCATTCCCCGACAATGCAACAAACGGGGATATTATTACGGCTATGTTATTGACTGACAAAGATGATATCGATATTAAAGATCACGTGGTTTTTATCAACAACTTCCAGATGATTATAGACAGAGAATTTTGGTTCGCACCATTTAAGGGAGGTAAGATAGATGAGTGATATATTATTTATTGGGTTGCTGGTTCTCTGTTTGCTGCTACTTCTAGCCACAGATGGATATGTTAAGAGTGTAAGCAATTATTGCAAGGCTGTTGAAGAGGCAAACAAGGCCCGACAAGATCTGATAGATGAATTGCTAAAGTCTTATCACAGCTCTACGGAAATATACCGCCTTCTGTATGAACAATACGAGAACTTGTATAATTATGTTATCAAGGAGGGTTCCAACAATGACAGCACATGAAATCTTAGCATTGTTCTGGATAGTCATAACCTGGTTAGGCTTTTTGTATGCCGGGTACTTTATCGGTTATCGAAGGGGGTTTAGGGATGGAAGATCCGACAGTGAAGATCCTAACTAACCTGGCTAAACAGGTAGGAGACAGACAAGACATTATGATGGAGGTTGTTTTATACGAAGATCATGCGGAGGTTTATATATTGCCGTTGTATGACGATAGCGAAGATCAGGAACATATGATATAATACATATATCCTTTCTAGTTGTTCAAATGGCCTGAACAGCTAATGAGATTGTTTATATCTTGCTGGTTACAAGATAAGAAAAGAACCTGGACCGTTAATGATCCAGGCTCTTTTTCTGTCCTAATAGAAATATCCGCTGTATTGCAGCTTTAATATTTCATCATCTGTAATTTTCTCGGTTCCATTGTCTGACATGATCGCACTAGCAATATCACCTTTGCACCAGTCCTCTATTCCTTCCCAGGTCCAGACATTACCGTTGTAGTCCTGCAATATCAATAGATCGTGCTTCCTGTCCAGGGCATAAACCTCAAATGTTGTTGGATACGTGTCCGTTTTAACCTTCCCAGCACCAACAGCGGATAAAATAACCACTGTAGCACCAAAAGCCGCTAAGAAGCCTCTTAAAATCATTTTTTTCATGTGTTCTACCTCCTATTAGTAGCCTAACCAGGCTAACAGGTTCAATCTGCTATAGCCGGTCAGGTCGATTACTCTGTCATATAACATCTTGCCGCCGTTGTCTGCGTAGATTCTGCCGTTTTCCTCATAATAGTTCATGTTGTGAAGTCTTAACATCTTTGCTATCTGCTTGTTTGTCATGTTCTCAACCTCCTCTCCGTAGGCTAGTTCATAATGTCCTAGCATTTCAGGATCTAACATTTCTTCAATGTCAATTATCATATTGTTTCAACTCCTTCCGCCTTAAACTGTCCTATTAGGGCCTTAAGATGTTCAGCAAGATAAAAAAGATCTTCGTCAAAGTCTCTAGTTAGTGACTCTGTTAATTCCTCGTTGATCTGCTCCAGGTTGTAAAGCATTTCAGATAAGTTTTCAACTGGCTCTGATTCCTGATAATAGGGATCGTACTCATTAACAAAATCATAATATTTGTCTGCTAGTGTTTTCATGTTTAAACCTCCTCAATATATCTGATAAAAAGATCTGCGTTAGATACTGTGTTATATATTTCCAGTGAATAAGTTCCATTAGTTCTGTGGATCCTGTAGTTTATTTCCTTCCAGGTGTCACCAATGCCAAACAGCAAGTAATCAACTCCGGTATCATCTGCGGAGCCTTCCAGCAGTACAATGTTATGCACTGCCGGAGCCATATCTAAAGCGGCTTTTAATATCTTCTTTGCAAAGTTCTTAAGTTCTGTATTATTCATGTGTTAACCTCCTATATAACGATATCGTTATTAAAACAACTGCTTATATCTAACAACGTAGACTGTTATGATTTCCTCATGTTCTCCGATGCTCAGGAAGCTAGATAAAGATCCTTTTGTTTGTTTGGCTGCTTCCCTGGCTTCTTGCTCGTTGGTGTATGTTCTTTCGTAGTATTCCATTTTTTTAACCTCCTTTGTTTGTGTCCTATTGGTAAAAGCTCCAGCCGGTAATGATCCGGTGTGATCCTCTCCTGGAGCTAGTCATTTATGCTACTTCGATATATCCTTTGTCGGTGCTGATCCAATGGCCTTCAAAGCTCATGTCTCTTCCGTATGCTTCAAAATCGAAGTAATAACGAAGGTTTTCCGGTATGCTATCAAGTAGGCCAGTCTCTTCTGCGTACTGCTCAGCGACTTCTGTCATTGAGTCGCAACCGGGATAAAAGAAACAATCGTCTTTTTTGTCCAGAGCCTCTTCAAGATCGTAACCATCATCTAACAAGGCCTTGACTATTGTCTGTTCGTATTCGTCCAGATCCTCGACTGCCTCGGCAATCTCGTTTAACCTCTCCAAGCTGTCATATTCTCCGATTCTGAGATAATCACACTCATAATCTGTAATGAACCACTCTTCATACTCTCCGTAATAGTCGTTTGTTGCGACCTGTCCACGTCCGTTAGAGTAGTAGTGCACATCATCATGTGACACCTGGATCTTATCAAAAGCTTCGGCAATCTCTTCCTCAGTTGCTGGAAGTGATAACCAGACATAATCTAAAACTCCTTCGTTGTACTTTCCTAAATTTGTTAATGCTACATTCATCATTGTTTTATCCTCCTGAGATTGTTTTGTTGTTTGCTGATGAAATAACAATACACTAACGTTAGTATTAAATCAATTGGCAAATCTATATAAAAATACTAACGCAAGTATTATGTCTCATTGTGCAAATGTTACTAACGCAAGTAATCGATATATATGGTATAATTACCCTTAAATATAGATAAATACTGATGTTAGGAGGATTTTAGAACATGGCAAGACCGAAAAAATTTGAATCAAAGGCAGTATATGACAGGCTCTATATGACAAAACAAAAGACCCGGCTTAATTTCGTAATGGATAAAGAAATGAAGGACCGAATAACGCTTGCAGCAGATAAGGCCGGTCAATCTATGGCAAAGTACGTTATAGAAGCAATAGAGACACGACTATATAAAGACGGTTTTGAAAAATCCGGGCCTGCTGCTTCCGACCTGGAAGGCCAGGAGGCAAAAAAAGAAAAATAATTCCACTAAAGCACAATAATTCAATTATTCTATTACTGTAAGAATCTATAAACATAACCATAAACAGCTAGAGCTTAAAACTCCGGCTGTTTTTTGTTTGCTTCTATATAATGCAAAATATTTCGATCTGGAGGACCTGAACAAATGGAAGAGAATAAAACAACAAAACCTAATAACGTTGCTGCGGATCTTCCAGAAGTTCCAAGAGACGAAAACGGCCAGATTGATCTGGATGCTATTACATTATCAATAGACGAAAAAAACAATAGAATTGTTCCTGATGATATATTTGATAATTACTATAAAGAATTACCACAAGGAACAAAAAACAGTTCTGGAACTTGGAGAGCTTCATGTAATGGAAAATTAAAAATACTCGGTGGTGATCCTGAAGGTGACAAAGAGATCCACAGGGCCGGAGGAGAAGCGATACAAGCAACGGCTAGGCAACGCCGAACAAGTAGACAGATTTTAGAGGAATTAGCTAGTAAAAAGGCTAATAGAGAAACTATAGAGCGGTTAGGCTTGGCGGAAGGTACGAGCAACCTGGAAGCGCTGAATTATGCGCAATACATCAAGGCCCAGCAGGGAGACACTAAAGCGGCTGAATATATTCGTGATACTATGGGAGAGAAGCCAACGACCGAGATCAGCGCAGAAGTGACAGCGGTCACACCTGAAGATCAAGAACTCATGAAGAGAGTTGCAGCCAGGTTAGATAGTGGTAATTCATAATAGGACAATATATATAAATACTTGATTATTATTAATATCTACACTGATCCGGACCAACAGACCAACAGGCCAAAAAGCCAACAGGCCAGACGTGGCAAGGGATTGCGGGTATTTTAAAGGTCTTTTCAACTGTTCGCAAAATCATTGTTTAGCGAATAGTTATAGAAATATGTCACCGGATCACCAGGCCAACGGCCCACGATCACCGCAGCATTATTCTATATATTGAATGGTGTTCTCTTCATATATGGAGCGCTGCCGGATCTGCGGGCGCTGATCTGCCGGAGCTGGGCCTCCCCCTACCCCCACCCCGCCAACCGGGGCCGAGCCGACGAGGGAACCTATATATCCACCAGAATATTTTTTCAATTTTCAGAACTGTTAACACCTAATTATAAGTCTGAGTGGTGTGAAAATGGAATACAGAGAATTTTTTGTTAAGGAGATAGTTGAATGGTAAATGCGGTACTTCCTGTATTGCAGATGATTCTTGCTGCTGGAAATATTGTAATAATTGGATATGGTTTTTATAAGTTTCTTGGGAAGCCGCATAGTACGCTTGAACAGAAGATTGTGAAACTTGATACTGAGCTGAAGGAGTTAAAGGACCGAGTCAAGGAAGGCGATAGAAATATAGATATAAATGGGGATGCCCTGGAAGCGATACAGAGGTGCTTGCTCTGTTTGTTGGAGTTTGAGATCAGTTATTGTATTACTACCGGGTATGGGAATACAAAAGAGCTGGAAGATGCAAAGAGAGAGCTGCATAGTTATCTAGCAAAAAGATGAAATTTCTTGCGTCATTCATATACAATATTTACTCCTCTTTCGCCCTGGTAGGTGTCATAGCCTATTGGGGCATTCGCGCTTTGTTTTTATCTCTGGCCTTGCAAGGTTTCGCAGCCTTGTAGGGCATTAGGCGTTTGCGCAGCGCCGACGTGTATTTTGCCCCTCCCATTTGTTAGTCCTCCTAACATGGGAAAGAAATCTTCTTTTTTTCACATTTATGTTCACCTCCAACGAATAGTTAAATGTGACCTGACAGGGTGTCATAGCTCTGCCGGGTATTTGCTAGCGCTTGGCATGGTGCTAGCGCCCCTGACGAATATCCATAAAGTACATTTCCTTGATGGCCTTACAGAGTGTCAAAGCTTTGTAAGGTCTTTTTTCAGAGTATGGCGAAAACGAGAGTGGTCGGCGTGAGGCTGACAGAGTATCAGATTGAGAAATTGAAAGAGATATCCGGGAGAGAGGTAGTGACGGACTATGTTCGTGTGCTGATTGACAAGGATATCAACAGGTATAATCGTGAGCGATTTAGGGAAGATCCGGCAAGCAGAAATTGATTACTGTGCAGGTGATATCGTCTACTTTGTAAAGACGTATGGACATATTGAGGACAGGAATAGCACTGAGGTTATCCAGCCGTTCAAGCTGTGGAAGGAACAGGAACAGGCATTACTTGATATGTTGAACCACAAGTGGACTATCATCCTGAAGGCCAGGCAGCTTGGTATTTCCTGGCTGGTATTGCACTATGCTTGTTGGCTGATGGTAACTAGGCCCGGTAAGAATATTATTGGTCTTAGTAGGTCAGAGGACGAAGCAAAAGAGCTTATCCGTAGAATGAAAGTTATTCTCCGCAATATGAGAGGATTAGTTCGTGAGAAAGGCGATCAAAGAGGTTGGGATGGGAAGGTATTCGACGGTTCCGCTCTGACGGTTACTGTAAAGACACCCGGCAAGGGTGATTCTGTATTTCAATGCTTTCCTAGTGGAGAAAACGCAGCAAGATCATTTACGGCTGACTTGCTTATTTTTGACGAGTGGGCCTTCCAGCAGTTTGACAGAGCTATCTGGACTGCGGCGCTTCCGGTTGTAAACAGGCCCTTATCTGGACAGGTTATCGGCGTAAGTACCATTAAGAGAGGTAGTTTGTTTGAAGAACTCTACACTAATCCTGATAACGGTTTCTATAAGCTCTTTATACCTTGGTATGCAGATCCGACGAGAGATAAGAAATGGTACGAGGAGACGGAGAAATTATCAGGCAAGGCGGCAATGTGGGCGGAGTATCCAGAGACAGTAGAGCAAGCCTTAGATGTTCCTGGTGGAAGGTTCTTTCCGGAGGTATCGGATGCTTCTATTGTCAGTGAAGAGAGGCTAAAGCAGAACACTATCTGCTATTGTGCGCTTGACTACGGCCTTGATATGCTGGCTGCTTACTGGATTGTTCGTGATGCGTTTGGAAACAGCCAGGTAATCAAAGAAGTCTATGAACCTAACCTGATTATTGGCGCTGCTGCTGATAGATTATTGAAAACTACTGAGTATTTAGTGGAATCTGAGCAGATAAGTAAGGTTCAGTTCTATCTTGCCCCGCCTGATCTGTGGAACAGGTCACAGGAAACAGGTAAAAGTAGGGCGATTTTGTTCGGTGAGAACGGCGTTAACCTTACTAAAGTGAATAATGACATAAAAGCCGGCTGTAATGCCATGAAAGAACTGTTATGTCATGGAGAAGGACAGAAATCTAAGCTTACAATACTTGGAAATAGCGCTCCTAACCTGCTTAGGTGCCTTAAAAAGATACAAACTGACGAGAAAAAACCTAATCAGTACGCTAATGATCCGCATGAGCTGACACATTCCGTTGATGCTTGTCGGTATTACTCGATTTATTGGACAAATCCGGCGAAAATCGAGGAAACAAAGAAGCGGCATAAGTGGAGAGCCGACCAGTGGGAAGATTACCGTAACGCTTCACCTGAAGATAAGCGCTATCTGATAAGCATATGGGGAGAGCCAAGGTGATGTTTAAGAGGTTTAAGAAGATGGTAAAGGAAATTACTATACCGAAAGACGTAAAAATGTGGACTGCCAGGCTTGATAACTGCCGAGAGCACTATGATAAAGAGCGCACCGACATGAAGAAGTACATGGACTACTACGAAGGTACCAGGAAGCTTCAGCCGGACGCTAATCGTGGCGTAGATCCTACAAAACTTGCGACTAACGTTAGAAACATAGTCTACGAACTTATAGAATCACAGGTTGATAGTAGTATTCCAATGCCTAGAGTTAGGGCGATTCATTCTGAGGATGATGAACTGGCTAAGAAGATGGAAAAATTCTTAGAGAATAAGGTTCGTACCTGTTCGCTTGCCCTGGTAAATGATGCAGAGGAGAGAACCGTACCTGTTCTGGGAGGCGATTACTACTATGTACAGTGGGATCAGACAAGAGGATTGCACAGTGAGATAGGTGATCTAAAGGTAACAGAGCTTCATCCTAAGAAGGTTATCCCGCAGGTTGGCGTTATCGACTTTGACGATATGGATTATTTCTTTATCCAGGAGTTAATGACGAAGAATACCGTAAAACGTGTTTACGGACAGGATGTATCGGATTGCGCCAATGAATATCCTGATATGACAGAGGATATAGACGGTGCAAGCCAGAACGAAGAGCTAGTAACAGTCAATACCGCTTTCTATCGGAACGATACCGGGGGAGTCGGTATTTTTGTTTGGTGCGGAAATGTAAAGCTGCTGGATCTTGACGAGTACGAGGCCAGATATCTTGATAAGTGTTCTAAGTGCGGTGCTGTTATGGTTAACGGCGTTTGCCCTGAATGTGGCAATAAAAAGGCAGAAAAGCGCAAAGAGGACTATGAAGAGCTTGTAGATGCTATCGAAGTTAAGATAACCGGAGGTGGAAGCCGCCAGATTATGCCGGAGGAAATATCCGAGGTGCCAATGCTGGATGAAAACGGTATACCAATGGTGGACCAGTACGGACAGCCGCAAATGAGCATTGAGAGGACCAAAAAGAAGATTCCGTACTACAAGCCTAACATTTATCCGATTGTCCTAAGAAAAAACATTACAGCGCAGAATAAGCTTCTTGGTGGTAGTGATGTAGCTGTTGTGATAGATCAGCAGGATACCATTAAAAAGCTGGGTACAAAGATAAATGAAAAACTGCTTAAGGGTGGTTCGTTTGTGACTCTTCCTGAAGGCGTGGACATTGAGAAAAACGGAGAGGAGCTTAACATACTCCGTCTCAGAAATCCCGCTGATAAGCAGATGATAGATACTCTGACATTACAGCCTAATGTTCAGAATGATGAAAACTATCTTGAAATGAACTACTCATGGGCGAAATCCAGCCTTGGTATTACAGATGCTTTCCAGGGTAAGTATGATGCTTCTGCCAGATCCGGCGCTGCTAAGCAGTATTCGATTAACCAGGCTGCGGGCCGTTTGGATTCTAAGAGGACCATGAAAAATGAAGCATATGCGAAGCTTTATGAGGTTATGTTTAAGTTCTGGCTTG